TCAGCATCAGCCGGACCTCCCGTCCGGCCCGATCTTTGGCGCCCCAGTCGGTGCCACTGGCTTCCGCGATCCAGGCATGGGGCACCGGGCTGCGCTCGCCCTCGCCCGACCCGATCCGGTTGAGCGCGGCCAGCCCAGGCGCTGTGCGCAACGCCGCCAGCACAGCATCACTGATGACGGCCTCTGCCGCACTCACCGGATTGCTCCATGCAATCGCAGCAGCCGCCACGGTCGCCACAATGCGACCACGCTGGCCGGCGGTTCCTGCCCGGTTTCCCGATCACGCTCACGCAGCAAATGTCCTGCCAGTTGGATGATCCCGTGGCGCAGCGGCTCTGGCACCCGTCCCGGCTCAGCAGCCAAACCGGCGGTATAGCGCACCTGCACCCGCCCGGCTGCGCCCGGCTCGCTCACCCGCACCCAGCCATCACCCGCGGCGTCAATATCGACGGCATAGGCCGCGACCGGCAAAGGAAAGAGACTGCCTTCTGCCGGCACCCCGTCTACGCTGGTGATTGTGAGAACCGGTGTCCGCCCCAGCCGCTGCCACTCACCGCGCACCGGCAATATCTCGCTCACTGTCCGGCTGACTAGGGCGACCCCGGTGAATGCCTCACACAGCGCGGTTGCCGACCGCAAGGTCGCCGCCAGAGCGCCGTCGTCCGATCCGCCTTCAAGCCGCAAAAACGCGCGGGCCTCTGCCATCGCTGCCGCCAGCGGTACCGGCGCTTCATCGATCTGGCTCATCATTGCTGCTCCACCCTGATCTGGAAACTGCGTTCATCGATCTGCCCGTCGGACAAGGTGGCGCGATTGGTGACCCGGTAGCTGGCCCCGGCGACCCCGCCGGTCAGCGTCGCGGCCGTGCGGACCAGATCGAAACTATGCGCGGCAATCGCGATGCCGTCCGGCGCGATGGGATCGACGGTCCAGGTGCTGGCCGCCACGACTTGCCCGTCCAGATAGCGCGCACCCCAGTCGACGGAGACGTCGATCCGCGCCTCCGGGTCTTTGATCATCAGCGTCATCGCCGGATCTCCTGTTGCAAAAATGATCGCCCTGTGCCGGGCAGCTGCGCAGAGCCTATTGCGCGGTCCGCTCTCGCGCCGGTCGCATGACCGCATGGCCTCCCAGCTGCAGCCTCCGTGTTGACGGTACGATCAGGCCCGCACCGCCCCACGCGCTGGACAGGTCCCGCGTTGACCCATCACTCAGTGCTCGCGTCGACAGACCGCCAATCATGCCGCGACCTGCCGGATGCGGCGCTTAGACAGGCGGGCCGACAGCCGCGCTATCTCGCGCCGCTGCCATGCGGCTTCCATCGCCAGACATTCGTCATAGCGCAGGCCCCAACGGTCCTTGCGGCCACGCCCCCCGCCCGATTCCTTGGTGATCGGGTCACGGCACAGCAGGCCAATGGCAAAGGCATCGACGCCAAAGCCGGCAAAGGCCGCATGCACCTCCTGCGCAATCAGGCCGACATGCCAGCGTTTGCCATCCTTAAACCGGTAGCGCCGCCACCCCACTGCGCCCCAGGCATCCAGCCAAATATCGGGCACTGCTTCGGTGGCTACCTTGTCGCGGGCATCAGACGTGTTGATGGTCCCGCTCGCGGCGAAGACAACGGCAAAGCGGCGCGCGGCAGACCCCAAAGACTGCGCATTATCGACACCCGGTTGGACGGCCCCGCTGCCGGTCAGGCGCAGTCGTTCGCTCAGACTGCCAACTGCACTGCGCACAGCGACATAGAAATCACAGGTTTGCGAAGCTGCGTTGCCGGCCGTCCACGGCCCGGTCCCGACAGTCCCGAGTGCAAAACTGTCCTGCGCCGTCCCGGCGCTATCGGACATTTGACCGCGCACACCCGCATCATATCCACCAGCACTGCTGTTGGTGATGGTGATAAAGGCCTGCGGCGTGGTCGAAAATGCTGTGCCGGTCCAATAGCCGCCTGACGCGCGCTGAACATGCAATATCGTGGCAGCAGTTGCGGGACCGATGGCGACATGGCCGCTGCTATCCTTCAAGGCCAGTGTGCTCAGCGGCAGGTTCAACCAGGTCGACGCCCGGCGAATGACCAGCGTGTCGCTAGGCGCAGGGGTTGCCGCAACGCCATGCCCGGTGGACACAGGCTGCAATCCGTCCAGCGCGGTCTGCAGGCCGGTTATTGCCGCAATGGCATGGCTGTGACTTTCTGCAGCATAGCTGCCGGCGGCCTGTTTGCCGTCCAGCGCGGCTTGCAGCCCGGTCACATCGCTGATGGCCGTTGGCATGGTCGCCCCGGCGAACCATCCCGCGCCGACCGTCAGCGCCACCGTCTTCAGGCCCGGCGCAAAATCGACCGCCGCGCCGCCATTGGATGATGCGGCAATGCTCAACCGCTCAAGGCGTCCATCCGCCATCATCCGCCCGGTGCCGGCTTCCCAAGCAGCAGGATCGTGAACGCCGGCGATGCTGTAATGGAACAGGGTCGCCGCCGGTACCGTCCCGGCAAAGGCCCGGTGCCCCGGCAAGGCGCCATCGAGCGCCAATGGCCCGGCTCCGGTTCCGGTGCACCGCTCGCGCACCAGATCGGCAAAGAAAATCTGTGGTGCCGCCATGTCGGGCTCCTATTTTCAGAGAATATGGGCGCGGGATCACAGCCCCGCGCCCAGCCGCCAGCCCCTGGGTTAGGGGAAGGTCGGACAACCAACCGCTAACCCCTGGGTTAGGGGAAGCTCGGACAACTAAGCCGCGCTGAACTTCATCAGCTTGATCGCGGCCGAATTCGTCACGGCCCCGCCAACCCGCTTGGTCGCATAAAAATGCACGAATGGCTTGTTGGAGTAGGGATCGCGCAGGATGCCGGTCTCGCCCCGGTCAGCGATCACATAGGCGGCCTTGAAATTGCCGAAGGCGATCGACAGGCTGTCCGCCGCGATCACCGGCATGTCTTCCGCCTCGACCACCGGATAGCCGAGCAGGGTCGCCGGTTGCCCCGCCTGCAAGCTGGGCTGCCAGATAAAGGCCCCGTCAGTGGTCTTGAACTTGCGGATCGCCGCCAGTGTCGCGCTCGACATGACGAACACCGCGCCTTGCCGATAGGCGGGCGACAGGCTGTGGACCAGGTCGATCAGGCGGTCGGGCGCATTGGTGGCAAAGGCCCCTGCTGCCCCCGCGGGCACATATTGTACGGTGCCAAAGGGCCGCACGCTGTCCGCTTGCACGGTCGTCGGATAGGTCAGGAACCCCTTGGGCCGGTTGATCCCGTCGCCGGTGACGAACGCCTGCCCCTCAGCCCGGGCAAATTCGCGCGCCACCTCGTCAGCCAGCCAGCCTTCGAGGTCGAACGCCGCGTCATCGAGCATCCCCTGGCTGGCCGCCGGATTGGCATAGAGATAGCCCGATGGCGGCGCGACTTCTGCAAACACCGGCGTGGTCGTTTCCGGTCGCCCGGCGGTCTCCGCGACCCAGCCGCTGGCAAAGCCGGTCGTCGCGACCAGCTTGCGATAGCCCGCCGTCCCGGTGCGCACCACATTGGCGAGCGCGCGGATGGGGGACACCGCCCGCAGCATCTGGTCTATCTGCTCATCGATCTCACGCGGCACAGCAAAGCCACCATCGCCGCCCGTGGCGCCAGCCAGGCTCTTCATCTCCACCCCGGTATCCAGCCCGCGGCGCAGATAGCGTTCGGCAAAGGCGATGCTTGCGGCGTCGCGCTCGGCCTTTGCGCCATCGAGCGGCGGCCGTGCAGCGGCAATCGCCTGAGCCTCCACCCGCGCCTTCACACTCGCCAGCTCCCCCCGCAGGGTGGCCAGTTCCGCCTCGGTCGCCGCCACATCAAATGCAGCCGCGAAATCGTCCGATTTCACTTCGATCATGCTCTTACTCCTCACGTGAAAACTCTGGTCACCCTTCCACCGCGATCACCCGCGCGCCCGGCTGCATCGGCAGAGTGACGATGCTGACCTCGACCAGCTCAACCGCAGTCAGCGCGCGCGTCGCAGCGCCACCGCGGGTCGGTGGCCCCGGCTCGCTGGCGCGCACCCGGTAGCCAAAGGACAGGCCGGTCACAGCCCCCTCGCACAGCAGCGCGGCGGCCTCCTGCGCGGTCGCGCTTCCGGTGCTCAGCCGCGCGACGACACGCAGGCCGCGCGCATCCTCTTCGGCCTGTTCAACCATCCCGATCGGCCGGGCCGGATCATGCTGCCACAACAGGGGCACACGGCGCGCATCAACACCGGCAAAGGCTCCAGGCCGCACCACATCACCGCCGCGATCGACCACATCGAACAGCGCCGCATAGCCCGCAAAGCGCGTCACCGGAGCATCCCCCCCAACCCCAGCTTCACCGCGATCCCGACCAGGAGCAGCGCCAGCACGCCACGCACAACCCAGTCGACGACGGCCTTGCGGGCGCTCGTCTTGGCATCGCGCCACGCGCTGAGTAACTGCCTGAGCTCCTTCAGATCGTTTTGCGCGCTTTCGTCGGCGAGCCCGAGCCGTCCCAGCGCCCGCATCGCGCCCGCCTCGCTCGCCACTTCGACCACTGCGCGCAAATCGGCAAAATCGGCGCCGCGGGCATCTGCTTGCGCGATCAGCCGTTCGAGGACGTCGTCGCCGGTCATCGCGCCTGATCCTCCGTCAGTCCCAGCATCGCCCGCTTCTGCGCATCGCTGAGGAACGTCGCCGCATTGACCTGCGTCCACAGCCGTTCGCGGTCCTCTGCCAGGGCCGTCACCCGATCGAGATCAACCTCCAGCCGCGCGTCCGCGAACCACGCCCCCAGCCCCTGCTGGATCGCGCCCAGCAATTTGCCCGCCAGCGGCAGCACCGTCAGCCGCCACAGCGCCCGGCTCGCCTCGCGATAATTGGCGTAGGTGGCATCGCCCGGCAGACCGATCAGCATCGGCGGTACGCCAAAGGCCATTGCCACTTCGCGGGCAGCGGCATCTTTCAGCGCGCCAAAATCCATGTCCGCCGGTGACAGGCCAACCGCCTGCCATTTGAGCCCGCCATCGAGCAGCATCGGCCGCCCGGCATTGGCTGCCCCCTGATAGCCGGCCGCCATCTCGTCTTTCAGCCGCTCAAACTGCGCCTCAGACAGCGTCGCACCCGGCTCGCCCGGATCATAGACCAGCACGCCCGATGGCCGGGCCGCATTGTCGATCAGGGCCCGGTGCCATCGGGCAGCGGCATTGTGCGCGCGCACGGCCGCCGCTGCTGCAATCAGCGCGGAGGCCCCATAATGGTCGTCAAGCGGATGCAGCGTCTTGACGTGGATTAGGGCGGGCCGCCCGGCCGCATCCTCGGCGAGCAACCGCACCGTACGGCCACCGACCCGATAGAGAAAGGCCATCGGCCACCCCGTCGGCCCCGGCTCCACCGTCACCCGTTCGGGACGCAACGCAAACAGTTCGGACGGCAGACCATCGGCGCCGACCAGCACCTGAATATAGGCATTGCCGTGCAGCAGCAGCTGGGCTGCACATGTTTCCAGCAAGGCCTGCCCGGCAGTGGTTGCGCTGACCAGCCGCGCCAGCGCCGGATCACTGGCCGCCAGCGGCGCGCCGCCAACCGCCTCAGCCACCAGCCGCACGCAGCGCTGCGCCACCGCATTGCCCAGATACGCCTCACGCACCTCGGTTTCCCAGGCGCGCGGGCTGTCACCAGCAATTCCGCCGCCAAGCAGCGAAGCCATGGGCCGCGCAAGCGGTACCATTGCGGCCGCCTGCGCCGCCTTGCGTCCGAACAACTTCATGATGTGTCTCCAAAGCTCAGATCCGCCCATCCGATTGCGACGGGGCGGGCCATGCTGCTTACAAGCCGCGTATGCCCGGCCCGCGTTCATCCCCGCGCCCCGCGAGCAGGGCGGTCAGCGCCCACACACAGGCATCGGCTCGGTCCGGCGATCGGCCAGGGCCGGCATATTTGCCAGCCGCGAGCAGCCCGCACAGCTCGTCCTCCAGCCGACCAAGCGCGCCGACATGGCGCACCCGCCCGCGCTGATAATGAACCAGCAGCGGCTCGGCACGGGCTGCCTTGTCCCTCGTGGCATGGACCAGCTTGATGGGCAGATGTTCTCCGGCCGCGCGCAACACGCTCGCCACCATTGCGCCGCCATTATTGGCTTCGGCGATCACCCGGTCGGCCCGCCATCGCGCTGCCGCCGCTGCTACCGCCTGTGCCCAGATGTCAGGCCCGGCACGCTCAACACTGGCGTCGTCGAGGACCAGCGCCACCCCGTCTCCGGTCATCGCAGCGACGATTATGCCGCATGCATCGCCGGCTGATCCCGCTGGCGGGTCAACGCCGATGACCACCCGGACAAGCGCGCTTTCGTCCACCTCTGCCCGGTCCATCCGGCATCGGTCGATCAGCGCGCGGGAAAACAGCGCGCCCGGCACATCATCGATAAAATCGCCCTCAAGCTCCTGCCGCGCCAGCCGCGTCCCCGCATAATCATGCGACATGGCCGCCAGCCAGGCGGATGGTAGATGTTCGGCATTGGCCCGGGTCGGCCCGCCGGTGATGACCGTCGTTTTCGCTGGCCGCTTGCCCAGCAATTGCCGCAGCAATGGCGTTGCCCGCGGCGTGGTCGTCGCCACCACCTGCGGAAATTTGCCCAGCCGCAAACCCAGCTGCAGATTGGTCCATGCCGCGAGCGCGCCTGCCCCGTCCTGATCGAGGCCCCAACGGCCGATCTCGTCGGCCCAGGCGGCATGATGCTGCGGCCCGCGCAAGGCTTCCGGTTCTGCTGCCGAATAACAGGTTGCGATACTGCCACTTTCCCGCCAGATCAGCTTGCTCAGCGACGGATTCCATAGCGGCAGGGCTGCCGTCGAACCCAGGTTGAGTATGCCCGACTCCCCTTCGACCATCACATTGCGGACATCGCGCATCGTCGCACCAATCAGCGCGATCCGCGCATTCATGTTCGCCCTGGCATAGGCATCGACCCACTCCGCACCCGCCCGCGTCTTGCCAAAACCGCGCCCGGCCAAGATCAGCCACAGCCGCCACTTGCCGTCTGGTGCCAACTGGTTGCCACGCGCCTGTATCGCCCAGCAGCCATCCATCAGCGACCATTGCTCGGCGGTAAAACAACTCCTCAGCCGTGCCTGACCGGCTAGGGAGAGCCGCGCAATGCGCTGCGCGATGGACAGGTCCGCGTCATTGCGTGGTGCCATCTTTGCCCGCCTCCTCGGCTTCGATTTCGGCCATGCGGTCGCGCAGTCGCTGGATCAGCTCGTCCAGCGTCTCCCGCGCCGCACGAGCGGCTTCGGCCGGCGGTTCTGCTGCGGATTGCGCCGCCTGATGTTGCTGCAACAACATTCTGATCTGTCCCGGCGTGTCGCGCCGGTAACGGAGACGGACAACCCCGTCCGCGCCGATCTCCTCCCACTGCTCGCCCGTCACCCCGTCGCGGACCATGGCGATCAGGCGCATTTGCAGGTCGGCATAGGCATCGGCCAGGACCATGGCGTATCGCTGGGCAAACTCCTTGTCCTTGCGCCGCCATTTCCAGACTGTCTGGCGGGTTGCACCGACATGGCGCGCAGCCTCTGTGACGTTACAAGTGTCTGCCAACCGCGCGAAAAACGCGTCCTGGCGATCTTGGGTAAAGGCGTCGCTGCGCTCCTTACGCACTTGCACCTGACCGGTTCTGGTCACGCGAACCACTTTGTCCATCGCCGCCTCCACTCTGCCGACGCGCCACGAAAAGAGGTGGCACCGCTTCGGCACCACCCCGCTCGACGTCCCGCCGACTCGCAATTGTTCATGATGTGTTCTTGTTACCGAAACAGCGTGACACTGTCAAGCTTTTTGTGCCTATCTGGTTAGTGGCGCGAAAGCGAGTAGTCCCCGCCTGGGCTTCAAGCTGGATAGAGACCTTTAGACCTGCGCCCTCTCGCCAAATGCACCGGTGCCGCTTATCTATCGCGGCATGTTTGACAGACCCCCTCTCGATATTGGCGGCAGCCTGACCGATTTCTGGAACTATATCCGGGCAGACCGCCCGCATCGCTGGACGTCGCTGGGGCTCGCCATCACCATTCCTGCGGTCATGCTCTATTTCATGGCCGACGCACTGCGCCCGACGGCGCCGACCGGGCCACAGATCATCTATGTCCAAAGCTGGCCCGCCGATCGCAGCGACTATGACATTCGCCGCGACTGGCTGGCCCGCGCCCGCGCCGCTAATCAGGCCAATCAACAGCGCCGAACAATGATGGGCAGCTTTGCCGAAGCCATCGGTCAGGATTTCGATGCTCAGCGCGCGCAGGCCGAATTCGA